GACGCACGATCGACCTTGATACCGTGCAGCCGAACGGAAAGCGGGGTGAAACCCAGCGCCCGGCATTCACCAAGATCAACGATAACTTTGCCGAGATCTACGCAGGGCTGGATGACGCGCAGTCGGCGCTCATGCATCTGCAAGACCGCATTGTCGGAAGGAATTCGCTCATCAATGGCGATTTCCGGTTCTGGCAGCGCGGTGCCGTGTTCCCTGCATCCACGGGCCCGCGCTACATCGCCGATCGCTGGCTGGCCAATGCCACAGGCACCAAAGTGGCCGTATCACGCGAAGACGTGCCTGCCGGTGGTGGCCCAGCCGGGCGCCTGCTGGCTGGGTCACGCCACCTGCTGCGGTTGGAGGTGCAGAGCGTGCCCGGCGCCGGCAACATGGCACTGGTCCAACAGCGTATCGAGGACGTCCGGCCCCTGGCCGGGCGCACCGTTACCATCAGCTTCAAGGCGCGGTCATCGGTGGATGACTTCCGCATCGGTGTGGAGCTGCAGCAGTCTTACGGAGCGGGCGGGTCCATCGCGCGCGACAGCATCGGCGCCTCGGTCGTACTCGATACCCTGTGGCGATGGCACCAGGTTACCGTGGATGTTCCCGGCCTTGCCGGCAAGGCGCTGGGCCCGGATAGCTACCTGCAACTGAGCTTCTGGCTGGATGCCGGTGCCGACTTCGGCGGGCGGGCGTTCGCCGCCGGGCAGAAGAGCGGCAGCGTACAACTGGCCGAAGTGCAGATCGAAGAAGGCGATACCGCGACCGACTTCGATCGCCGGTCCGAAGCACTGGAGCTGTTGCTGTGCCAGCGCTACTACGAGACGGTGGATGTGAACCGGATCCTGGGCATCACCTACACCGCCAACGGCGACACGCGCGCGTGCATTCCGTTCAAGGTACGCAAGCGCGTGGCGCCCAGGGTCACCTCGCCCTCTGCCGCACTCAACCTGGTCGGCTTCGGGTCCGAAGGTAGCCTCATCAACTTCGACGGTGGCGATCCGGGCTGGCAGTCCACCGTGGACGCGGCCGTTCTGTCCACGATGTCCAACAACATGCAGCAGTGGGGCGCGGTGGTGGTGTGGTCGACCACCTCACAGGTGCTGGTGCAGGCCGATGCAGAGCTCTGAGCCATGACAACCACCCCTCCGCAGGCGTCAAAGCACGCCTGCTTCACTACCACTACGTCGCTGCGCCCCGGCCACCACGTCATCGTGCCGTGCAGCCAGGACCCGTATCCCGCACCACCTCCGCTTCCCATTGCCGCACAGGAGCACACCCCATGATCACCGCCGATGCCCAGCAGCTTGAGCCGGGTGGCCGCATCACCGTCTACGAACTGGACGCCAGCAGTTTCGGCGCCGACAAGCTGTTCTTCCACGCACACCTGCAGAGTGGTGTCATCTGGTGGCAGGGCCAGGAGTACGGCCCGTGGCCGATCGAGTCCAGCGGCTTTGAACGCACCAGCGACCAACCGCCGAATCCACGCCTGCGCGTGAGCAACATTGATGGTCGCATCACCGCCATGTGTCTGCTCTTCGATGACCTGGTCGGTGCCCGCATCATCCGCCGGCAGACGCTGGCCAAGTACCTGGATGCCACCAACTTCGAGGAAGGTAATCCCAGTGCGGATCCTGCCGAGCACTTCCCCGATGACGTCTGGTTCATCGAACGCAAGATCGGCGAAGACAAGCAGATGGTCGAGTTCGAGCTGACCACCGCAATCGATCTCAATGGCCAGCAGCTGCCGGGCAGGCAGATCATTGCCGGCATGTGCGGCTGGCTGGTGCGGGGGGGCTATCGCGGCGCGTACTGCGGCTACAACGGTCCCGCGGTGGCCGACAGCGGCGACGTCCCCACTGACGATCCGGCCCGTGACCAGTGCGGCGGCCGGGTACGCAGTTGCAAGCTGCGCTTCGGTCAGGACAAGCCGCTGCCCTATGGCGGCTTCCCCGCCGCGGGCCTGTTGCGCTCCTGATCGACTCCCTCCCGATTCCACTTTCCAGGCCCGCCCGCGCGGGCCTTTTTCATGGGTGAAACATGCAACCGACAACCCTGCAGGCCATCCAGGCGCACGCCGTGGCCGAGTACCCGCGCGAATGCTGCGGGCTGATCGTGGCCATTGAAGGCCACGAACGCTATCTTCCTTGCCGCAACGTGGCCGCCACGCCCAGCGAGCATTTCCGTCTGCCCGCTGAGGACTATGCCGTGGCCGAGGACAAGGGCGAGGTGCTGGCCCTGGTCCACAGCCATCCCGATGCCGCGGCAACGCCGTCCGACGCCGATCGGGTCATGTGCGAGCGCAGCGGGCTGACCTGGCACATCGTCAGCGTCGGCCAGGTAACAGGCGAGGCACCGCTGTGCGGTGATCTGCAGACCCTGCATCCCACTGGCTACATGGCACCGTTGGTCGGTCGCCAGTTCGCCCATGGTGTGCTGGACTGCTACAGCCTGGTCCGCGATTTCCACGCACGCGAACTGGGCATCCCGCTGTCCGAGTACGAACGCCAGGACGACTGGTGGAGCCACGGCGAGGACCTGTACAGCCTTGAACGGCTGCACGCCGAGGGCTTCGACCTGATCGAGGGCGAGCCGCAGCGGGGCGACATGATCCTGATGCAGATCCGCTCGCCGGTCACCAACCACGCGGGCATCTACCTCGGCGACGGGCAGATGCTGCATCACCTGCATGGGCGTCTGTCCGAGACCGTGCCCTACGGCGGCATGTGGGCCGAGCGCACCCGTTGCATCGTCCGCCATCGCGAGGTGCGCCATGACTGACCGTCTTCGTACGATCCGCCTGTACGGCAAGCTGGGGGCGCGGTTCGGACGCAGGTTCCGGCTGGCGGTGAACAGCCCGGCCGAGGCGGTGCATGCACTGTGCACGATGCTTCCGGGATTCCAGCAGTACCTGATGGGTGCAAAGACCAAGGGCATGGAGTTTGCTGTGTTCAACGGCCGGCAGAACCTGTCGCGGGATCAGCTGCACGACCCGCCGGGACAGGATGACATCCGCATCGCGCCGGTGATGGTGGGCAGCAAGCGGGGGGGCGTGCTTCAGACTGTTATCGGTGTCGTTCTGATCGTGGTTGCCAGCATTTATGGCGGTCCTGGCGCAGGTACAGCAGTCGCAAAGTTCTGGGGAGCGGTCGGCACTGTGGGCTGGAGCATGGCATTGGGCGGCGTCGCACAGATGCTGACGCCGCAGCCCAAGGGAATCGGCGCCAAGGACAGTCCTGAAAATATGCCGAGTCACAGCATGAACGGCACCGTCAACACGCAGGCGCAGGGCAACCCCGTGCCGGTCGCCTATGGAGGCCATGACAGCAAGGGCATGTTCGTCGGCTCGGCCGTGATCAGCGGCGGCATCCTGGCGGAGGACCAGTTTTGAATCAGATCACTCATTCCGTACTGCGTGCGCGCGGTGCAGCGGCTCCCCAGCTGGCGGGCGCGAAGAAGGGCGGCAGCAATGCGCGGACCCCGGTCGAAACCGCCGACAGCCTGCACTCGATGGCGGTGGCCCGCATCATCGACCTCGCCAGCGAAGGCGAGATCCGTGGCCTGGTCGCTGGCAAGCAGTCGATCTACCTGGACCAGGTGCCGATCGAGAACCCGGATGGCACGCTGAACTTCTCCGGCGTGGATGTGCAGACGCGCTCCGGTACCCAGGACCAGGAGCACATCAGCGGCTTCCCCTCCATCGAGAACGAAGTTGGCGTCAATGTTGAGCTGCGCAGCGATGCGCCGGTGGTACGCACCGTATCCGGTGCCGACCTGTCGGCCGTCCGTATCCGCTTTGCGGTGCCGGCGTTGCAGAAGACCAACACTCAGAACGGCGACACTGAAGGCTACCGGATCATGTACGCGGTGGATCTGTCCACCGACGGCGGCCCGTTCAGCACGGTGCTGACCGATGCCTTCAGTGGCAAGACCACCAGCCAGTACGAGCGCAGCCGCCGCATCGATCTGCCTGCCGGTAGCCAGTGGCAGGTGCGCATCCGCCGGCTGACCGCCAACGCCAACAGCAGCACCATCGCCGATACCATCAACGTGCTGTCGATGACCGAGATCATCGATGCCAAGCTGCGCTATCCGAACTGTGCGTTGGCGGCAGTGCAGGTTGATGCCAGCCAGTTCCAGAACATTCCCACCCGGTCCTACCAGCTGTGGGGCCGCATCGTACGCATCCCCTCCAACTACGATCCGCTCAGCCGTCTCTACAGCGGTGTGTGGGACGGTACCTTCAAGAGTGGCTGGACCAACAATCCGGCCTGGGTGTTCTTCGACATCGTCACCAACGATCGCTTCGGCCTGGGCCATCGTGTTCCGCTGGACTGGGTGGACAAGTGGCGGCTGTACCAGATCGCGCGCTACTGCGATGAGCTGGTCAGCGATGGCCAGGGCGGCAAGGAGCCGCGCTTCACCTGCAGCCTGTATCTGCAGACCCGCGCCGAGGCCTACCGCGTGCTGCAGGACATCGCCACCATGTTTCGCGGCATCAGCTTCTATGCGGCGGGGCAGGTGATGACCTCGGCCGACATGCCCAAGGACCCGGTGCTGACCTACAGCCAGGCCAACGTCATCGAAGGGCGCTTCCACTACGCCGGCAGCAGCCGCACGGCGCGGCACACGGTGGCCCTGGTGTCGTGGATCGATCCGGACGACTTCGGCCGGCAGAAGGTCGAGGTCGTCCAGCACCTGCCTGGCGTGGCCCGCTACGGCATCAACCAGACCGAAGTGACGGCGGTGGGCTGCCACTCGCGTTCGCAGGCGCAGCGCGTGGGCAACCACATCCTGCATACTGAGATGCTGGAAACTGAAACCATCAGCTTCTCGGTGGGCCTGGATGCGCTGGGCTGCATGCCCGGTGATGTGATCCAGGTGGCCGACCCTAACCGCGCCGGCCGCCGCAATGCGGGTCGCATCCGCAGTGCAGGTGCGCGCAGCCTGGTGCTGGACCGCATGCCGGAACAGGTCGCGGCCGGTGACACCCTGCGTGCCACCCTGCCCAGCGGGCAGACCGAAGCACGCACGGTGCAGTCGGTGGACGGCGAGACGGTGACCGTCAGCGCGCCGTGGTCGGCGGTGCCGGTGGCGCAGTCGGTCTGGGCATTGGAATCGCCGGAGCTGGCCCTGCAGCACTATCGCGTGCTGTCGATCAGCGAAGGCGAGGACCTGACCTATCAGATCACCGCGCTCAAGCACGTGCCGGGCAAGTACGCCGCCATCGACGACGGTACGCGCCTGGAGCAGCCGCCGATCAGCATCATCCCGCCCAGCGTGCAGCCGGCACCGGCCAACGTGCGGATGGCCTCGCATGTGGTGGTCGACCAGGGCATCGCTACCTCCGTGCTCACCATCGAGTGGGATGCTGCGGACAAGGCGATCGGCTATGACGTGGAATGGCGTCGTGGTGATCTCAACTGGGTCCGCGCCGGTCGCGTCGGGACTCAGAGCCTGGAAGTGCGGGGCGTCTACGCGGGTGAGTATTTGGCCCGCGTACGCGCAGTCAATGCGCTGGGCGCGGTGTCGCAGCCGACGCTCAGCGTGCTCACCGCCATTGAAGGCAAGACGACGCCGCCCCCCTCGCTGGCATCGTTGACCAGCACTGCCCGCCCCTTCGGCATCGCACTGTCCTGGGGCTTCCCCGCAGGTGCAACCGATACCGAACGGACCGAACTCTGGTACAGCACTGGCCCCAATCGCGAGAGCGCGATCAAGCTGGGCGACTTCGCCTACCCGCAGGCCCAGCACCAGATGAACGGCCTGGCCGCTGGCGCGCGCTTCTGGTTCTGGGGACGGCTGGTGGATCGAAGTGGCAACATCGGCCCGTGGTATCCGGCGCAAGCCGGGGTGATGGGTGAATCGAGCAGCAACCCGGATGACTACGACGCCTACTTTGCCGGCCGCATCAACGAAAGCGCGTTGGGCCAACAGCTGAAGGGCAAGATCGAGCGCGTCACCGAAGTGCTGCCGCTGGTGTGGAACGCCGAGGCAACCTACAGCCTGGGGCAGACCGTCATCCACGACGGCCGGATCTGGAGCTGGCAGGGCACTGCCGCAGGCAATGAAACGCCGCCGGGTAGCCACT